TATTCAAACATTTGGTAAAGAGCATAACGTGGGATTTTGGAGGGGAGAAGAACTACCGGAAAAAGCAAAGTCTGTTCACGCTCATATAACTCAGGGGGTAGATAAAAATAGAAGCGAGAAAATTATAAACGCGAACTCAGAGATTAAAGACTACGCCGTTGCCCAAGCTGCAAATCGTAAACTTAAAATACATGATCGCATTAAAAAATATCACAACCCATTGGCCGCGAAAAAACTGGCGTTTATTCACTTTGGCAAAACGGGAGGTGTATACGTTAACCATTATTTAAGGGAAGACGTCATACCCATCGCGCAGCATTTTAACTCTTGGTGGGATATGAAAACAGGCAAGAGAAGCCTCCAGAGGGACTGGACAAAAGAAGAGTTGCTCGAAATAGCCGAGAAAGATGTAGGTATAGCTCTCGCTCACAATCACCAATTAGGATGGTGTAAGGAAACCGTGCAAGCCTTTAAAAATAACGGTTGGTTAACGTTCATGTTTTTGAGAGATCCTAAGAACCTAATGTGCTCATTGTACTTTTGGGCGCAAAAACAAAACAGAAAATGGCGACCAGCACTTCCATTAAAAAAACCTTACGTGGGTTTTGGGCGCTGGGACTCTAAGGAGTTAACCGAAAAAGATAAAAAAATTATCAATAGATTAGCTAACCCCTTGTCTGATGAGTTTGTAAGTATATCTGGCCAAACTGACCCTGAGAGCGTAACGTTAGATGACTTTATTAAGTTCTTAGTGACAAGTGAAGAAGCCGAAGCCCTTTGGGTGCTGCCAGATTATACAGACGACGTTGAATATGTTGCCGAAATGAATGATAAAAACTTTGGAGATTTTTTGTCCAAATATTTTTCACACAACTACAAACCTAAAGAAAAAAGAAATGTCAGCAAAAATAAAGGATACAAATACTATTGCGATAACGGCGAAATCTCGATAGAAACCCAAAAGTTAATTGAGTCTCATCCAGAATATAAAAAATATTCAAAACATATAAATGAGTGTAAATAAGATTAAGTATGGCAAGAAAAACTAGCTCACCGAAGCACCCTTCTAAGGCTAATCTTAAGGCTCAAGCTCGAAAGGAAATTCAAGACTCTCTCGCCCCAGTGCCTGTTGAAAATCCTATAAAAAGGCAAATCAAGGTAAAGTCTTTCCCTTGGACAGAGAATCAAAAGAGCTTTTTTAGAGTAGCCCTTCATCCTGACACGAGGATAATGTTCGTTAATGGCCCCGCAGGGACATCTAAAACGTTATTGGCTGTATACTGTGGTCTGCAACTTCTAAATATGAAAGCCATCTCAGATATAATGTATCTGAGGTCAGCGGTAGAAAGCAGCGAAGCTAAACTGGGATTTCTTCCCGGAAGCGCAGAAGATAAACTGCGTTTCTATAATTTACCTTTTCTCGACAAGCTAGATGAATTGTTAGCATCGACGAGAGCAGAAAAGCTTGAGTCGGAAGGTAGAATCTCAATGTTCCCTGTTAATTTTGCTAGAGGGCTCCATTGGGATGCAAAGTGCATCATTTTGGATGAAGCGCAAAATTCTACTGCTAAAGAAATTACAACTGTTTTGACCAGAATGGGTAAACACAGTAAGTGCTTTGTTTTAGCTGATCCAATGCAAACCGATTTGAGACATCAAGACCAGCGCGGAGCCTTCGAATCAATGACGCAAATTTTTTCCGATCAAGAGAGTCAAGAGATGGGAATACATACTTTTACTTTCGATGAGGATGATATCATGAGGTCAGAGCTAGTTAAGTATCTGACTAAGAAACTAAGAAGCCAAAATGGCAAATGAAGTGAAAAACGATACAGGGCAATGGGTGGTGGTTATTTACTCCAAAGGGGAGAAAATCACATCTAGAGTATTTAAAGAGAGCTCGGAAGAAGAAGCAAGAGCCAAAGCGACTGAATGGGTCCACAGATGGGGAGAAAAAGTAGACTGGTCGCTTCATCATGTAGTTTAATGGTTAAGGTAAACGTACAATACGAAAATGGAGATCAAGACGTAGTTAGAATGAGCAACAAACAAGCGGAAACTGAATTGCAGTCTTTCCTCAGTAGGTATCCAGACGCCAGCAAAAAAGAATGGACGAAAAAGATAAAAGGCGTGGAAGATAGCGGTTGGACAAAAAAAGATTACGATTGTTAAGGCTTTTATTGAAAATGAGCGTTCTTGGATGTAGTATGGGGGCGTGACTACCCTCTGCGTAGCTCTTATAGTTAAGAATGAGCAACACGTTATCGAAAGATGCATAAACTCATTTAAGAATCATATTGACTACTGGGTTATATGCGATACTGGATCTACAGATGACACGAAAGAAATAATCTCCGACAAGCTCCGAGATATTCCCGGAGAGCTTCACGAAACCGAATGGAAAGACTTCGGTCATAACAGGTCCGAATTAATGAAGCTGTGCTTCAACAAAGCGGATTACATACTTCTAATCGACGCCGATATGGAATTACGCGTCAACGATCTAAACTTCACGGATGAGCTATACCATACTTCTTACATGCTTAAATACGAAGGCGATATGTACTTTAGGCAAAAGATGCTAGTAAAGGGCGATATAAATTGGAGATATGAGGGAGTTACCCATGAATATATAATAGGAGAGGGTGACATTAGTGCTGGCCCTACGGATCTTGTGTCTTTGGTTCATTATAGCGACGGATCTAGGCATTCGTACAAGAATCAAGAAGATGTATCCTTATTGGAAAAATCAGTTGAGAACAACCCTGATAACCCCAGAGATGTCTTTTATTTAGCTCAGTCTTATGAATGTAACGGAGATCTCGAAAAAGCTTCTGAGATGTACAAGAGGCGCTCAGAAATGGGTGGCTGGGATGAGGAGACATACATAGCAAAGCTAAGAAGAGCAGAATGTATTAGCAAAAATCCAGAAGACTCACATTACCCAATAGGCTTGTACATTGACGCTTTAAAATTTAGACCTTTTAGATTTGAAGCAGCGTATAGAGTCATCAATTACTTCAGGAGAAAAAGGCTCTACAAGTTTTCTCACGATATGAGTTTGGACTACTTAAGAAAAGCGGAGACGGAAGATCTTTTGTTCGTCGATAAAACTGCAAAAAATTATAAAATCCCCTTGGAGTATGCCTTGAGTTGTTTCCACGTAGGCAAAAAGGACGTTTGTTTTAGGGTGTGTGAGGATTACGTGAAGAGGGTTATTATGCCGTCCGAATATAGAGAGTGTTTCGAAAACATTCTTAGGTTTCGGCATTCATGAGTGATTTTTCTTCTTAACAAGAATACATCAAATATGGCGCTTAGACTACTTTACCACTTGCTCGCTCGACGCGTTTCTTAACCAGATGGGCTTTGGCGTTTATCTGCTGCGCTAAATTCTCTATAAATTGATTAAGCTCTCTATCCTTCAAATCATCCCTATCACAGTATTTAACACTTAATTCCAAAATTTTTTTGAAATCCCCCAGAACTTCTTCTTTGCTCATACTGTCTATATTTACACCTAATTATTCGATTTTTAAAATTTTGTGTGTTAACCTTCTTTTGTATTATGAAAACTTACTGTCCAGATTGTGGGGCTAAGATTGAGTTTGTAAGTAAAAAGCCCAATTTTTGCCCTAATTGTGGGAATGGGATTACAGCTAATAAAACCCCGTCTAAACCTACACCTACAAATGAAAAATCCGCTGTTGCGGAAACAAGTTTAGGATTCGATATGGGCGATGGACAAGAACCATTAGCCTTTCAGTCCTTGAAGCAGTTGGAATACGATTTTGAACCCGATTCTCAAACCTCAGAAACTCTAGGTTCCATATTCGAAAATGCCAGCATGGATATTGAGCCGACAGTCGATTCCCCCATTGGGGAAGGACAGACAGCCCAGCAGAATATGGAACAGTTCAAGGCCGAGGCCGGGACGCTGAGAGAAAAAAATAGCGAATAGTGCCTCGAAAAAAGAAACCTAGTAAAAAAACCAGCCCAAAATTTGAAGACGTTATAGACAAGATAAATACTGAGATCCTTAAAAGAAGGGGGAAATGGAATTTGAGTATTTTGTCTTGGATGGATTTCGATGACGTTTCTCAAATTTTAAGGATTCATATATGGAAAAAATGGGATCTATACGACCCAGAAAAGCCATTAGCTCCTTGGCTTAATAGAATAATATCGAACCAGATAAAAAACCTCATAAGGAATAACTATGGGAGCTTTAGTCGTCCTTGTTTAAAATGTGATGCTGCCGAGGGGTTTGACATGTGTTCGATATATGGAAAGCAATCTAACGATTGCCCATTGTATGCTAATTGGGAGAAAACAAAAAAAAGAGCCCACGATACAAAACTTCCAGTGTCTCTTGAGAATCATAAACAAGAAGTATTCCAAATGTCTATAGAGACTATGAATTTCGATGCCAAGTCAGAACAATTACATAACAAAATGAAACAAGTCCTTAAGCCTATCGAGTGGAAACTTTACGATCTTTTGTATATACAATTCAAATCAGATGACGAAGCGTCAAAATTAATGGGGTATAAGAGCGCAGAAAAAAACAGGGCTCCGGGCTATAAGCAGTTAAAGAATATTAAAAAAACTATATTAGAAAAAGTAAAAAAAATCTTACGTAGTGGAGAGGTAGATTTATAATGAGTACAAAACCTTTAGAGCTAACCGAAGAGCAGCAAACCAAGGTAATTGAGCTTTGGAATAGCCGCGAGGAAGACCCTCCTTCGCTCCTAGAGCTTGTTAGAGAGGCTTTTCCTAACCTTGAGAGTGCAGACGGCAGAAGCAAGGAAGGGAAGGCTGTAAAGGCATTTTTAGCCTCCAGATCGCTTAAAGCTCGTGGGGCTCACGAGTACAAAGCCAAGGGCACAAAAACGTTAACTGACCAACAAAAAGAATTCATACAAAATAATGTTCTTACTATGAAGCCGTTAGAGATAACGAGGGCTTTATACAACAACGATAGATTAACAGCCCTGAGCCAAGAGGCTAGAACAGTTCTGGAGCAAATAAAAACCTTAGATCCTCAATTAGTATACGCTCAACCAGAACATGAGGGTGTTGCTACTGGCGTATATAAACCCCCAAAGACTATCTTATCTACGATATCTAAAATTAATAGATATGTAGCTACTCAAATAAACAAAGATAAAATTACTCCGACTCAAAAAAAGGAAATATCTTCCTTAATCGGGTACATGAATACTTATAGGTTTAACCATCAAATTAATACCTATCAGGCAGAAACAGATAGGGAGTTATTCGAGTCTAGCTTCGTTCGTTATACCAACGACAAATCTGACTTAACCCAAGAAGAAGTAGATCAATATATCGTTTTATGTACCGAAATAATTATTTCCTCGAGTATCCAAGAAACGATTCAAATGATTCAGATGCAAATCGATCAAGAAGTCGAACAAGGCAATAGAATTCCCATGACTCTAATCGAGGCTAATAATACGGCCAGAACAGAATATAATCAGTGCGTTACCAGACAGCAAAAACTCTTAAATGATCTAAAAGTAAAAAGAAGTGATCGATTGAGTAAGCAAATCAAAGAAAACGCTAGTATTCTTAATTTGGTTCAAATGTGGAAAGAAGAAGAGAATAGAGAAAAGATGATAAAGCTGGCCGACTTAAGGAAGCAGTCATTATTAGAAGAGACGGAAAACCTCGCTTCTATGGACGAGATAAAAGCCAGAATAATGGGCTTAACAGAGGATGAGATATTAAATGGCTAGTACTTGTAAAGTATGTGGTGTTTCGTTTGATTCTGAAAGGCAGCTTCATGGTCATCTGAAAGCTCATAAGTTGAGGGTAGTTGAATATTATCAATCATATTACCCACGACATGATTTACATGACGGAAAAATTATAAAGTTCAAAAATAAAGCTCAATACTTTTCCTCTAGGTTTAACTCCAAGACTAACCTAAGAATGTGGTTGAAGGAGCAGAATTTAGAAGATGCTCGCGAATTTGGCGAAGAAATCCTTCAAGAAAGGATGGTGGAGAAAGATCTTCAGTATGCGCCTAGCCAAGTAGAGTTGAGATCTTTAATGTTTCCCCCAGTTCAATACTATAACGAGATATTTGAAAGCTACCAGAGCCTATGCTCAAAGCTTGGATTAAAGAATAAACATTTTAATCAGGGGGAACTAATCTCAGGGGAAGAATGGGGAGATCCCAAATATAAGATATACATAGACACAAGAGAGCAGAAATCTTTAAGGTTTAATCGACCCATAGAAGTCAAAAAGCTAAACTTCGGAGACTATTCTTTTAGCGACAGAGGGGCTTCAGGCAATTGCTACGTAGAAAGGAAATCTTTAACAGATTTCATAGGCACTATGAGCGGTGGGTTAGAAAGGTTTAAAAAAGAAGTCGAAAGAGCGAAGGAGGCTGAAGCATACCTAGTGATTCTAGTAGAGTCTAAATTTAATGATGCTCTGCACTTTAATGAGATAAGGCGTAAAGGAACGAACCATAAACTCTACAGTAAAATAAGAATTAATCCCGAGTTTGTGTTTCACAACGTAAGATCTTTAATACAGGCAAACGACCATATACAGTTTTTGTTTGTGGAGGGAAGAAAGGAAGCATCTAGGATAGTCGAGAAAATTTTGACTTCGGGAGGAGGAGCTAAGACTATAGATCTCCAACTATATTACGATTTAGGATCTTTATAATGTGGTACGCCCCAGAAAAATATCAACAAAATTTACCCGATTTAAATAAGGAGCTTTTAAATCTTAAAGGTGAACTAACTGACAAGCAAGCTAAGATTAGCTTGGCTAAATTCCTAAGAGGCAACATAGGGATTACCACCGAGCTTATATCAGGGATAAAACTAGCCCCATTCCAAGAAATCACATTGAAAGGAATGATGAATAGGAATTTCTCTATGTGCGTTTGGGGTCGTGGTTGCGGTAAAACGTTCATTGCTTCAGTGTTTTGTTTCCTTCAGTGCATATTTAATCCGGGAACTAAAATATTGATAGCTGGCCCTACGTTTCGTACTGCTCGTTTTATTTTTAATAACTTAGAGAAACTCGTGGAAAGTAAAGGCGCTGAATTATTGGCTCAAGCTTTTGGGGCCAAATCGAAACGTAACGATCAATTCGAATGGCAGATAAACGAAGGCTCTATAACAGCCATTCCGCTCAATGGTGAAAAGATCCGTGGTTTTCGTGCTAATATATTAGTGCTAGATGAGTACCTTTTGATCCCTGAAGATATAATCAACAATGTGCTAATGCCCTTTTTGGTTGCTCCTCAAAACATGAAAGAGAGGCTAGAGGTAAAGGAAATCGAGGAGAAGCTTATTGAAGAGGGAAAGATGAAAGAAGAGGATAGGATGGTGTTTGAGAATACATCCAAGATGGTAGCTCTATCGTCTGCTAGTTATACTTTCGAGAATCTATATAAGACCTATCAAGAATGGACAGATAAAATCGTATCTAAAGACAAAACAGACGCTCGATATTTTATATCTCAATTAGGTTACGAGGCACTTCCGAAAGAGATGATAGATCATACCATCATTGAAGAAGCTCAAAATGGAGGGGCTTCCCACTCTTCGTTCTTAAGGGAGTATTGCGCTCAGTTTACTGATGGTTCCGACTCTTACTTCAGCGCAAAGAAAATGCACTCGTGTACCATACCCGATGGCGAAAGCCCGACTACGAAAATAGTAGGAGACGAAGACAAGAAATACGTTTTGGGGATTGACCCTTCATTTTCCAATAGTCCTAGCTCTGATTATTTTGCAATGTCTATGCTAGAACTAGATGACGAAGCCAAGTCTGGAACTTTGGTGCATAGTTATGCTGTTGCTGGAGGCGACTTAAAAGACCATATAAGATACCTATATTACATAATGAAGAATTTTAATATAGAAGTAATATGCATTGATAACGCTGGGTATCAATTTATAGATGGGGCGAACGAATCAGAGCATTTTAAGAGAGACAATGTAAAAATCAACTTCATTGATTTCGATAGTAATAAAGATGGCGGCGACTATCAAAAAGAAATCAAAAAGCTCAAAAGAGCCCACAATAAGGATGCTGGCTATATTTGCTTCAAACAAATATTCACAAGTGAATGGCTTAGAAAAGCTAATGAGTTCCTGCAAAGCAGCATAGACCATAAAAGGATATGGTTCGGGTCTAAGACCGTAGCTAATGTGAGCTCTTTTAATCGGTATTCTGGTTCCAAAATAGATTTAAAGTTTGTTAATGAGGATAATATGTTAGATTTCATAGAGACCCAAGACTCTCTTATACATCAAACCAAAAAGCAATGCGCTCTAGTTGAAGTAAAATCTACAGCAAAAGGGACTCAAACTTTTGACTTGCCTCAACACTTGAAAAGAAGTACATCTTCTCTTCGAGCGAGGAAAGATAATTACACGACTCTAATGCTGGCAAATTGGGCTACAAAATGTTATTATGACTCGCAAAACTTAAAAGAGGAAGTGATTCCAACAACTTTTACCCCGATTGTTATAAAATAAGGTGTAATTCTAATAGAAATCATGGCAAGTCCACGCAAAAAACCTGAAAATTCCCCAACGGAACCGTTAATGGCGGGAATGGAGGAATCCCTCGCTTATTCTAGAGCAGAGAAAACCACTAGAACTCGCAGAAATGCCGCCTCCTACATAGAAAGAACCGATAGGTTTAGAAACATTAAAGAAGGGCTCACCCCCTTTAAGTACAGCCAAAGTGGAGATTATGGAGGCACTAGGAATATAAATGTTAGGGACGTAGTTATCCTTTGTCAAAAGGCTTATTACAATTTTGCGGTATTTAGGAACGTAATTGATCTCATGACCGAATTCTCCATCTCTGATATTTACTTATCTGGAGGTACAAAAAAGTCTAGAGACTTCTTTTCTGCTCTTTTTGAAAAATTTGATATTTGGGATCTACAGGAAAAATTTTTCCGCGAATACTTCAGATCGGGGAACGTGTTCATTCATAGGTTTGATAATAGAATTAGAAAAGCAGACGTAATTAAAATTGCCAGATCCTTCGGTCTTAACAAGGGGTTCTCAAGCTCTTTGGCGGAAGACGGGAGTATAGTTTTGCCTTCTAGATACATAATCCTAAATCCAGCTGATATACAAGCAGGAGGAAATATATCCTTTGCTAAAACTAAATTCTACAAAAATCTTTCTGATTACGAATTGGAAAGATTGAGGAACCCTAAAACAGCAGAAGACGAAGAAGTGTTAAACGCTTTGCCTTCGGAGAAGCGGAAAGAAGTAAAAGATAAAAAAAATAACAACGTCCAAATAGAACTCAATCCAGAAAAAACATCTGCCGTTTTCTACAAGAAGCAAGATTACGAGCCCTTGGCGGTCCCTATGGGTTTCCCCGTCTTAGAATCCATAAACGCCAAAGCAGAAATGAGAAAAATGGATCTTGCCATTACAAGGACTACTCATCAGGCAATTCTATTGGTTACTATGGGCGCTGAGCCAGAGAAGGGCGGAGTAAACCAAAAGAACTTAGAGGCGATGCAGAAACTTTTCGCAAATGAGTCCGTAGGTAGAGTATTAATTTCAGACTACACCACTGACGCTAAATTTATTATCCCTGACATTGCAGACCTTCTTCACCCTAGAAAGTACGAAGTAATTGATAGGGATATCAACGAAGGGCTAAATAATGTATTAGTGGGCGGCGAAAAATTCGCTAACCAACAAACGAAAGTGGAAGTCTTCATGGCTAGGCTCAAACAAGCTCGTGAAGCATTTGTTAATAAGTTCCTCAAGACAGAGGTGAAAAGAATTTCTAAAACTCTAGGGTTTAAGTCCTACCCTACGCCCGTTTTTGAAGACATCCCCTTAAAAAACAACTTCAACACTCAAAGGATTTATAGCAGATTAATGGAGCTTGGAATTCTAACTCCAGAGGAGGGCTTTGATGCCCTACAGAACAATAAGCTTCCAGACAGGGAGTCTTCTTTAGAGTCTCAGAAGAGATTCAAGGAGCTAAAATCTCAAGGATTTTACGAACCTTTGATCGGCGGCAAAAATTCTCCCCCAAGCAAAGAAGGCAATGGCGAAGATAAAAATGGAAGACCGCCCGAAATTAGCACCCCCCAACCAGACAGGCAACCGGGAAAAATTGGGGAAAAACAATCAAAAGCTAATTATAGCTTAAAGAAAGTCAAAGAAAATCTAACTCTTGCCTCGAAGCTCGAAGAGAAGGTCAAAGACCAACTCAAAAAAATGCATAAACTAGACGCACTAGACGAAAGACAAGACCAAGTAGCCAGTGAAATAGCAGAGTTGATAATGTCAAATGAATCTTCAGGTCAATGGATTAAGGTAGGCGTGATCAGAAAGTATCTAAAATCACCAATGGATACTAATGCGAAAGCGGTAGATCAAATTCATGATATCGCGTGTGAGCATCAAATCAGTTCTTACCTTGCAAGTATACTTTATGCTAGTGAGGTAAAAAGAGATGCCTGAGTTCACTATAAAATCCAATGAGCAAGGGTTATTTGCTGGTCCAGCACCATCAAGCGGATACCACTTTATAAACGCTCAAGGTTTTCTTACGGGGGACTCTTCTCAAGCGAGCGCTTTAAAACAGATTAATGGGCTTACAAGTTTTTCATATTCTATACAGTCTAACAGAGTAGATGTATCAGAGTTAGGAAGAAGAGAGTTAGTAGATAGCATACAAATTCACCCCCCCACCGTGGAAATAAATTTTGATTACAATGTTTATGATTTAAGGAATGAAGTTAGACTCGGGCTTAACCCGAATTTTCCCACGGGTGGAAATCAGTTGTCTTACTTCGATAATAATTTAGAAGTGTTTTTCTTTGAGGGTCTAGCTTCTGAAAGCACTTCCTCGGCATATTCCCAATCTAATTGGCCTTACAAAGATAGAGATAAAAGAAATTTGTTTTTTATTAATGGTAAGAAGGGGGAAGATTTAATTAATATGGATGAGTCTAAATTGGGAGACGTATCTGTATTAGCTTTTGGCGATTGTTATTTAAGTTCATACAGCACTAATTTAACCGTAGGCAGTCTAGTCACTTCTAGTATTTCCTATCTCAGCGATAACGTAAGTTTCCACACAAGTGGATCTGGTGCGTCTCCAGCTATAGAGCCTACTGGTTATACTAGGGTTAACGATAACATCTTCAAGATCCCCAAGACGCTAGATGAGACCTCAAGCAAGAGCAAAATAGGATACGCTGTACATAATATGAATCCCAGCACTCCGTTGATGTGTTCCGATTTATTAGTATCTATCAAAGCTACGGGATATGGCAATGACCAATCGGATATAAGAGATATTGGTTATGATTTTGGTACTTTTAACCTTCAAGAAGTAACGTTCCAAACCGACTTTGAAAGAAGGGAATTCATTGGAATGGGATACAAAATTCCAATCGATAGACCAATAAAATACCCGATGATTGTTAGGGCTACCATATCTGCTTTAGTAGCCGATTCCACGACGGGTGAAATGAGAAATTTATTTAATAATGACTATAAATACGACATAAATATAAAATCTAGAAATAGGCAAGTAGCATGTTCTGGAGAAGCTGACCCACTTGTAGTTTTACAATATGACTTAATTAATTGTAAGATAGATAGTATAGATTTTGCCAACCGAGTTAATGAAAGGGCTAAGTTAGGTATGACTTTCTCAACCGATGTCGCAGATGATGTTTCGGGGAAAGGCCTATTCGTCAGTGGAAAAATAATTGAATCAGGGACTGTGTTTTCTGGTTTTAACTTTTAAATGTGTAACCTAAATAAAGAATTATGAGTGAAGAAAATCAAGACAAGCCAGTGGGCCAAAGCGTTAACGAGTATATGAATCCCAATGATTCATTTGATATTTCTATACCCGATATTCCTATACCTGAACCAGAGGAAGATCGGTTAGTAGATAAAGAAGTAAAGGACGAAGTAGAAACTGCTTTTAAGTTCGCCTTTATTGGTGCTGGCCAAGGAGGCTCAAGAATAGCCGAAACTTTTTATGAATTTGGTTATAGAAAAGTAGCAGTTCTAAATACCGCGCAGCAAGATCTAAACACCATTAAAAAAGTCTCTCACAAATTGTGCATTGGAGATGGAGGGGCGGGTAAAGATCCAGATTTCGCGAAAAAAGTTTTCGCTGGCAAAAAAGAAGACGTTGTAGATTTCATGAGGTATTCCTTTGGGGAAACTCTTGATAGGATATTTGTATGCGCTGGCGCTGGCGGTGGAACCGGATCAGGCACTGTTGCTGGCTTGGTTGATGCGGCTAAGGAGCTTCAAGAAACGATTAAAGCCCCTACTGATAAGGTTGGGGTAATTCTAGCCCTGCCGAAAGCCTCAGAGGGAAAGAAAGTAAACGCTAATGCTCACAGAGCCCTAAATGAAGTTTATGATTTGGTCGAAGAAGGGAAAGTATCTCCTTTGGTAGTTATCGATAATGAAAGAATCGGTAAGGTTTACCCTAATCTTGTCGTGTCTAATTTTTGGCAAACCGCTAACGCAAGCATGGCGGGATTGTTCCACCTATTTAATCTTACCGCAGCAAGGGATAGTTCGTTTACGTCTTTTGACGCTAATGACTACAAAACTATTTTAGATTCTGGTTTGATGGTGTTCGGTGCATCCCCAGTTAAAGAGTGGAAAGATCCAGTAAGTATTTCTAGAGCCTTGAGGGATAATCTCAAGAGTGGTCTTTTGTCCGGGGGCGTAGATTTATCTTCTGGAAGTCATGCTGGCGCTGTAGTCGTGGGTGGGAAAGAGCAATTAGACAATATTCCTCAGTCTGCCCTAGATCAAGCGTTTGACCAGCTTTGCAGATTGTTGCGCCCCGGAAACGTGGTTCATAGAGGTATATACGTCGGAGATAAGCCGAATTTAATTGTTTATACCTCAATAGGTGGTATCGCTAGACCCGACGAAAAACTTAAAGAATTGGCCAAATTGGGGGACATATCAGAGGACATATCAGATAAGTAGACAACTTTTCTGCCCCTGCTAAAAGCCGCACGGTTTTCACCACTGTGCGGTTTTTTTAGTGTAATTTCATATGGAATGTTATCGATGGAATTAATAACGATGATCGGTGGGAGTATCGTAGGTTTTATTTTCCGCTATATGGCTGAAAGAGCTAAAGAGCGTCATGAAATGTTTAAGAACGCATTAGCCCTTAAGAAAGCTCAAGACGATAGCGCCGATAAAGCGGCTGAAAGAGTGCCTATAGATGTAGGGAAATGGGTGCGACGTTTAATTGTTTGTTCTATCTTATTTGGGGTCATCGCTGCTCCCTTTATTTTATCTTTATTGGGGTATTCGACAATCGTCGAAGTAGAGACAGAGAACCCAACTTGGCTTTTCGGTTTATTTGGAGGAGGAAAAGAAATCAATTTTGTTGAGCTTGATGGTTATCTAATGGTCCCCGAAGTAAGACAAACATTAAGCGCTATAGTTGGTTTTTATTTTGGTAATGCAGCTGCGAAAGGATCTACTTGATGGAGAAAAGAGATATCAAGAAAAGCACAAATGATTTTGCGGTCAAGTATTGCTTGGGGCTTTTATTGTTTATGTCTATTTTTGTAAATATTTTGACTTATCAGTCTAATGAATTACTCAAGAAGCAAAATAAGGGACTGATGATTGAGAATATGATCCTAACACACGAAGGGAACAAGCTCTATAATTCTTTTCAAAAGTTGATAAATCTTTTTAAACAAATGGACGAGGAACTTAAAGAAAATGAAAGGAGTGGACTTGAAGCATAGTATTTTATCTATTTGTGTTTTAGTGTTTTTTGCCATCGGCTGCAAAACTGGAGGAGTACGCATAGGAAAAGATTCCGCTGGGAAAATCATTAAACCTAAGACTATAAAAGAAATAAACGAAGGAAGCTCATCTATCCCAAAGGGCAATCCAGCGCCAGACAAGCCAATAGTAGAATCGGTAGAAAATATTCCAGATGGTAACGTAATACCGAAAAAGGAGGAGGCAGCTTCATGGGATCAAGCTACGTCTTTACCCAATCTCAAGGCGGAAATTTTACCTGCAAAGAGTAGGCCCGTTATTCCGGACTTACCCGCTGCCGAACCTAGAACAGATAATTTCGACCTAGCATTAAAAAAAGCTAATTTAGAATTATCGAAATTTAATTTCGATGATCCCCTGCTTCCTGATTTGCCTTTAGGCGATGAAAAAGATAATATACCCTTATTCGAAATAGTCCCAGCGCCGGATTTAGAAGAAGACCCAAAAGAGAAATCCGAAAAGGACAAGGCAGAGAAAAGGAAACTAGAAGCTAAAAGACTATCAGAAATAGAAAAGGAGAATATGAAAATTAATTTTGGAGAACTTATATTATTTTATTTTTTAGCGTTAATGATCCTTATCATCGCATATATTACTTACGACTTCATTAGAGAAATGAAAAAGCAAGCCAAGGAAAAAAATCCATTCGCGAAAAAGCCAGTTAAGAAAATAGCCATAAAGAAGAAAGCCCCAAAGAAGGCAGCGAAGAAAGCCCCAAAGAAGGCAGCGAAGAAAGCCCCGAAGAAGGCAGCGAAGAAAAAACCGGCCTCAAGAAAAAAATAAGTTTCTTAACTCCCCTTTAGTGTAATTAATACTAAGGGGGGGGCTATTGAAGAAGTTATTTATATTTATAATGTTAATTGCTGTCGGTTGTGGAACTATCAATACCGCTTTTGAGGGCAGAAGGGTAGCTGATTTAATCGCCAACAAGCAAGACCCAGAGCATATAACTAGTTGCGGCCCAACAGCTCTTAAAAAAGTTCTTTCCCACTTCAAAATAAAAGAGGAAAGAAAAGAAATCAGTAGGATAATACAAGAGAGGGGTCACAAATGCAGGTCCTTCCTTTCTATATTCCATCACAGAGCGAGAGAGATATCTTTCGAGAGTGACATCAAACACGTTTTAAAATTATACGGTTTTAAAACCAGAAAAGTAAGCTCCTTAAATGAATTGAACCCAGAAAGAGATGTCGCAATAGCATTAGTCAGCAAAAGAATGAGTTTGCTGTATCATTGGATAGCCTTCCCTAACTCCTCGGCAATAGAAAAACATTTTGGAGACTGCACAAAAGTGGATACTATTTTGCTAGTAGAAAAAGAAGTTTTTTTACCTTGATTTAGTTTTGAATCATTGTTACCTTAACCGCAAGTTAACCCAAACAGTTGGCTTGTTTATAAACAAATGAAAAATAAAGTAACACTACTAGTAGTTGCAACCGCAGTCCTTTTTGGAGTCGGTTGTGCAAGCACCGTGACAGTCGGACCCAAAGCTAACGATGATGGATACGTTGGGGCTTCCGCAAGTACAAAGGGAGCGAGCGTAACTGTCCCCTTCGTTAAGGCTGAAGTTAAGGCAACGGAAGCCTCCAAAAAGAAGTAGATCTATAAATGTCTAATCTGACTTCACCCCTCGCTTATTAGCGGGGGTTTTTATTTTCAAATTTGATTGTTTTTATTTAAAACTAGTGTAATATACAATTAGATATTATTATGAAAAAAATTCGGGGCAACATAGATTATAAAAACCTTTGGGAGAAGGTGAATAATCAAGTTGATGAAGCCCCAGTCGCTCCTGCTAAAGAGCAGGAAGCCCCCGAAACGGAGGAAAAACCCGTAGAAGAAGAACCAGAGTCCCCCAAGGATGAGTCAGCTTCTTCTAAGATAACGACTCAATCCGGAGCGATAGATTATTCTAATAAAATCATTGGTGTCTTGGAGGAAAAACAAAAAAAATTCAATAAGGAACATAATAAAAGAGTTCCTATCGCAAAATTTAAAAAAGTTTTCTGTTCTGCCGCATCTAGCAGCTTGCCGATGGGCAATTATGATATTAATAGTTGGTGCATAGCCAATATCAATAATTTCGTGGAATCCGAATGCAGTGAGGGATTTAGTACCCCAAGCGAAAAAGACGTAAACTTTGCAGATTCTGAGTGTAAAGGTTATGGGTTAGTATTTGAGTTCGATTTGTCAGATTTGTTTCTCCAATATAGACCAGAGGATTATTACTTTTCCCCCGGAAATGATTTAGGGACTAAAAATGAAGAAGGATTATAAGTACCATACGACTTTTAGCTCGATTCTGAAGCCTATGGTTTCAGAAGACAAGGACAAGTATCTGTCTTTAGCCAGCCAATTGGATATAGAAAAATTTATTCCGGGTATCGACACAGAAAAAGAAATAGACCTTCTCCCGGTAGCTTTTAACGCTTGCGTGGCTAATAGAGCAAACAGAAACGGTGACGTTATCGATACTTCTACGGCTTTAGAGATCTATAAGTCTTTCATTAACAAGCCTATTAATGTCGAACATAATAGGCAAAAAGTGTGCGGCGTTATTCTCTCTGCTGGCTTTAGTGAGTTTGGTACTGAAGAGGTATTAGCTGAAGAGAAGCTCGAAGAGGGCAATCACCCATTTAATATTACCCTTGGTGGGATTATATGGAAGGTGGTAAATGATAAATTAGCCGACGTTATAGAAGAGTCCAATGATCCAACTAGCGACAATTATATGTCTATAAGTGCAAGTTGGGAGCTTGGTTTTAGTGAATATAATTTAGTTTTGACTGAAGGTGGGGATAAGAATATAGAATCTTCAGTTATCGTCTCGGATAAAAGCGAAATTGAATCCTTAAAGGCGAATTTAAAGGCTTTTGGTGGTACAGGCGAAACCGAAGATGGCAAGAGCATTTACCGAAAGGTAATTGGTCAAGTTGTCCCACTTGGAATCGGACTTACGGAGACTCCCGCTGCGGATGTCAAAGGGGTCATTGTATCACCGAAACTTCCAGCAACCGATTCAGAAGCGAGTGTTTCAGAAGATAAGGTTTTGGATAAAAAAATAGAAAAAACATCAATTAATATTTCACAATCAGAGAAAATTAATGTAAAGAATAAAAAGGTTATTATGAAAATCGAAAGCTTAAAAGATATCAGTGATGAGAATCTACAGGAGCTTTCTGCATCATCGATCTCTGATTTTATAGAGGATGAGTTGCAGAAGGCTTCCGAGGAGTACATCGCTCAAAAACAAGAAGTCGAGAATAACTTGAAAGCCGCACAAGAAGAAATCGAAGCTCTAAAGGATAATTCCGAAGAGTCGAAGAAATCTTTTGAAGCTGTTCAGGCTGATCTCGAACGGATCAAAAAGGAAGTTGCGGCAAAAGAGGCTGAAGAGCGTTTTGTTACCCGCATGACTAACTTTGACGACGCTTACGTTCTCACCGATGAAGATCGCGAGATTATTGCTCACGACATCAAGGATATGAACGACGAAGATTTCGAAGCTTACTCTAAGAAAATGAGCGTTCTTTTGAACGCCAAAGATAGAGAAAGTTTAGAGAAGGCCGAAGCAGCTGCTCAAGTAGCTAAAGCTTCGGTAGAACCAGAAGAGAAAGCTTCTGAGGAACCGGAGCCCAAACCCGCCGACAAGGTGGTTGAGGAAGCTCTCGATTCTTCTGAGGCTGAAGCTTCCGAAGTCCCTGTCTCTTCCGAGACTGAGGAATCAACTACTTATGATAAATACAAGGACGCTTTTAGCGTCGAAAATTGGATTAAAAAATAATTTAGGAGTAAATTATGGCTATTAACTTAAAACCATTTAGAGTATATGATGAGCACGATGTGGTTAATCTTTACGCGTATAGCGGATCGATTGGCCTCACTGCTGGCGACAAAGTTCCGAAAGGAACTCTTGTAAAGGTTCAGGGCGATGGTTGGAAGAACACCGACGAGCCAACAGAGATGTTGGGTAGTCCCGGTGCTTCTTACAACGGCACTGTTTCTCAACGATACGGCTCAACCGCTAAGATTTGCCAGACTAGTTCTGGTAATGTAGCACTTGGAGTTCTTCTCCATGATATTGCCGAAGTAGATGAGAACGGTGAGCTACTGAAGTTCAACCCACGTAAAGCAGCTGAGATGGAAGTCGCTATTAGCGGCCAATCCGCTCCTGTCTTGTCACGGGGAATCCTTCTTTATTCGGGCGATTCCATCGGTACGGTTGTTCCGGGCACTAAGCTTTATGCTGGTGACTCTGGAGCAATCATCACGACTAACGGCGACAGTGCTGGCTACAAAGTCGGTCACGTTCTTGGAGCGAGCGACACTGATGGCTATGCGCTTATCAAGTTGGAACTGTAAACCCTTTATAAAATATAAGACAAAGGATTACTTATGAAATTAAAGCTTAAAAATACACCAGAACAGGTGGAGTTGATTAAAGCTCTTGGCTCTAGAGACCTTGGCGTCTCTCGTGAAGCAAGCGAGGCCTTCGCTGCTTTTATCGGCCCTGTCGTTCAGAAGGTTGTGCAAGAAGCAGGTACTTCTGCTGCTTTGTACACCGATTCTGAATTTGATCAGGACGATAATCCGAGCTATCCACTCGATCTTTATTACAACACTGACAAAGGTCACGTTAGTGTATGGTCTCAGAACATGGCTGGCGGCTTGCCAAGCTCAGACGCTCACGTTCCCGTGCAAGAATTGAAGGTAATGACCTATCGTTTAGATAGCGCCGTTCATCTTCATAAGAAGTACGCTCGTAAGGCTCGTCTCGACGTAGTAAGCAAAGCTGTTGAGCGCATGGCTCAAGAGGTTCTCATTAAACAAGAAAGAAACGCTTGGGCAGTGGTCATGAAGGCCCTTGCCGAAGCAGCTACCAAAGATGGCCGCTCTTCTGCCGCCAGTACTTCTGGCGCTCTTCGTCATTGCTTGACTTCTGTCAACACTGGCGCTTCTGCCGAGTTCGTTCTTCAAGATCTTAATGATCTGATGACTCGCATGAGGAGAGTTAACGTATCATGGGCTGGCGGTACACCCGCTGACTATAATGCCAAAGGATTAACCGACTTGTTCGTTTCTCCTGAAGTTAAAGGTCAGGTTCGTAAGTTCGCTTACAACGCTCTTCGTAGCGATTCTGGAGCAACTGCTGCTAACGCACAGAACTTGCCAGATGATGCACGTATGTCGATCTTCAATGCCGCTGGCATGGAGAGCATCTACGGTGTAGCTATCCATGAGTTGGTTGAGCTTGGCGAAAGTCAACGCTACAATGCATTGTTCGAAACCTTCTTCGATAGTGTCGGCACTGCCGCTACTAACTTGGATGGTTCTAGCAATAGCATCTCCAACTTTGCTACTGCATCTCATCAGATCCTTGTCGGTATCGACTTGGGCCGTGAGGCGTTTGTTCGCCCCGTTGCTCGTGACGCTGACTCCGGATCGCAGTTTACTGCGGTTCCTGATGATCAATGGTATGCTTCTCGTTCTGATAAGGCTGGATTCTACGGTTCTCTCGAAGAGGGTCGTCTCTGCCTCGATGGACGCGCAGTATGCGGTACTATTCTTGGTTAATAATAATTAACTGAAATTCAAGCCCAAGGGGTTTTTCCCCTTGGGTTTTTTAGTTTTATAGGGTATAATTTAAAGATTGGTGACAATTATGAATAAAAAGAAACCATCGAAAAAAACTGCTAAAGCATCAAAAACTGCTAAAGCATCGAAAAAGGCTAACATATCTGATTTGGATCAGTCTCACGGCAAGGAAGAGAACTTCCAACCCACGACATTAGATCAAATCTGGGGAGACGACGGAACGAGTAAATACTCTACTACAAACGAAGAAGAGTATAAAAAAGAACTAGATGAGATGAATAAGACCGATCTTGAGTCTCATGCTACTTCCCTTGGCCTCGTGCCAGCTGGGGATCGCATTCGCCTTGAGGAGCGTTTAGTCTATGAATTTCAGAGGCATTTTAATAATTATAGAATGCCAGCAGACACTAATTCCACTACTAATTCCACTACTAATGCCGATGTACCTGACCATGTGAGAAAAATTCTAGAAGAAGGCAAATAAAAATAGTGTATATCTAGGTTTTTCGCCGTGTAATACTTACTAGTATGGCGACCACTTTCAATATAGATATTAATCAAGGCTCCACGCTTGATTTAAGGTTTAGAGTAAGGGACGACGACGGAGATCCTATAAATTTAAGTGGTTTTTCTTCTCGCGGAGTTGCGAAATTTAGATACGGCACTGGAAGTGTCCTCTTAAACCTTTACCCTGAAGTAGTTTCAGGCAATGCAGAAGATGCTACTCTTGGGGCTAGTGGTTTCATCGATGTTTATATAAGGCCAAATGTTACTTCTGGTGTACCCATAGTCCAAGGCGTATACGATATTGAGAAATATTTGAATGTTCCAGCCGCCTCTGGTGATTGGGATGTTCAGAAAGTGGCTAGAGGTTATATAAACATAATCCCTGAAGTCACAACCTCAATGTCGTAATACGATGCCTGAAGTAGATGTCACAATCTCAGGGAATGCCAAATCCAGTTTAGAGATTGGAGGGGCTACTTCTGTAGATGTCACTTCTTCTATTACTTCCGCCACTGTTCAGTCTCCCGAAAAAGCTAATATAGATGTAGTTTTTCAGGGGCGTAGAGGAGGCCCCGGTCCTTCTGGCGCTACAGGGCCTATAGGGGAGACAGGTCCTACAGGCCCTTCTGGAGCCACAGGGGCTACAGGTGCTACAGGTCCAACTGGGCCTAGTGGTGCTACAGGTGCTACAGGTCCAACTGGACCTAGCGGAGCCACAGGAGTTACAGGGCCTACAGGGCCTTCTGGAGCTACAGGCATTACAGGGGCCACAGGACCTACGGGCTCTGGAGTAACAGGCCCCACAGGTCCTTCTGGGGCCACAGGAGTAACAGGTCCAACAGGTCCTACAGGTTCTGGAGTAACAGGCCCGACAGGCCCTACAGGTCCTTCTGGGGCCACAGGTTTAACGGGAGCGACGGGAGCGACTGGCGCGACGGGATATACAGGCACAGCAGGTGGAGATACTTATGAGTTCAAATTTAGTAGCGTCACGACACTTACTGATCCGGGTGATGGTAAGTTAGCTTTTAATAATTCTACTTATACCAGTATTAGTGACATAAGAATCGATACTTTAGATCAGTATGGAAATTCTCTTTCTACTTATTTAGATACTCTAGATGATGTAATTGGGACGAGGGTAAAAATATTTTCTAAAGATGATTATACTAAATTTATAGTATTCAAAATTAACGGAGCTAACGTATCCGAAATGGGCTATACAAGGTTAAAAGTCTTTTACTTAAATCATAGCGATACATTTTCTAACGACGAAAATCTATATTTTTCAGTTGCTCCAGCAGCAGAAGGACCAGCGGGGCCTCAAGGAACTCAAGGGGATAGAGGCATTACAGGCCCTATAGGACCTAGCGGAGCCACAGGAGTTACAGGCCCAACAGGTTCTGGAGTAACAGGTCCGACAGGTCCGACAGGTCCGACAGGTCCTTCTGGAGCTACAGGTCCTTCTGGAGTAACAGGACCAAGCGGCGCTCATATAACTGGAATTCAAGATGGGTGTGGAGGGTATACCGCTTTTTATAGTTTTCTCTTCAGCGATGGGTCTTCTATTGGCTGTTTTGAGCTACAAGGTCCAGAAGGGCCTAGTGGCGTTACGGGACCAACAGGGCCTACAGGGCCTACGGGACCAACTGGACCTAGCGGAGCCACAGGAGCTACAGGCCCAACAGGTCCTACAGGTCCTACAGGGCCTACAGGGCCTACGGGACCAACTGGACCTAGCGGAGCCACAGGAGCTACAGGTCCTTCTGGCGCTACAGGAGTAAGTATTACAGGGGTTTCGGGTGGTGGAACTGATTCTTATTTTTTAACGGATAAGCCATCCGTCCTTGGCCCTATTGATTTAAAAGGCGCAACTGGGCCTAGTGGTGCTCAAGGGGCTCAAAGTATTGTTTATAAATTCTGGCCGGGAACTGGGATGCATCATCCCTATATTTCCCTCGATACCCTGACCCCAAACTGGCCTTCCGACTCTTTTACGGGGTGGCTAAAAGAATTATGGGAGGAAGGGGTAGACTTGGGTGGTGGTGTTGTTGATCGGGTTACTGGAATAGCAGTATCTGCTACTGATTACAATCAAGTTTATAAAGCTCCAAAATTAACTCAATTTTTATACCCAAGCAAAGGCACAACTCCTGATTATAGTGGTAATTGCTTAGTGCTTTCAACGAATGAGAAAAGTGCCACATACGAAATAACAGGAGCGACTCGTCACGGACGAGGCGAGTCCGAAGGTTCTGAAAATATCCCTGATGATCCAGTAGACTATTCGAAGTACATGGTTTTTCCAGTTAGGCCAGTAACATTTTGGCCAGACTATGGGGATGGGGAATCATATAATGATGAATTTAGCTCTGGAGAAGTAATTAACATTACAGTGGATAGGTCAGCTGGCGGCGGCGGTGGTGGAGGAGGTGGCTCAACAGAGGATATGCATGGCGATGGTTGGCATTTTAAATATTACTATAGTGGTGATTCTACCGCTGGTAGCAGTGATTCTTATTTCACCCAAGACTATTGCTCGACTCCTTGGGGCGCTTATGTATTGGGGTGGTTTAATATTGGTACTTATTTGATGGAGCCTACTCACTTGGTTCTCCCTCGGTATGATAAATTTGGAAATGAGACGAGACATTGGACGCATTCGCTTGACCTTTCAAATACGGGTAGTTGCATTACAATCTCTAGCTCCAGAGACGCTGAACTTAGCAAGTACGATCAGTTTTTAGTAACTGGAAAATCAGATGGAAGGACCGATAACTGTACAAATGAACAGCCTCTTGGAACTTCTCAAACAATTAAAATCCCTGTTTCCTATATAGACCCCGAACAAATGGGTTGGAGCGCATTAAAATTTACTGATCTCGAAGCAGTAGATATTACAATAGATAGAGTTGGTGGTGGCGGAGGCGGTGGTGCTGCCGCCGAAGTAGATTTTGAGAATGTCTATAGCGACATTCGTCCAACTTATGACCAAACTTATTCTCTAGGCGGTTCGTATGACGGCGCTCTTGGAGAAGATAGAAGATGGATGGAAATATATGGAATGACTGGACATTTCAACCTTATAAAAAGCGCTTCCAACCACACTGGGTCTTACATAAGTCTTTATGAGTCGGGTGATGGTGGAAATTCTGAGCGACCTTGGATCGGCATGTCGGGGGACGTTTTCGTATCGGGGAACATGCTGGTGGGTGGTAATATAAACCCACCCCCTTCCAAAGATGAAGTATATCATATTGGTACTAGCTCTAATAGGTATGAAAGAATACATGCAAAAAATGTTTATACTTCAGCTATAACGCCAGAAAGCCCACTCACCATTTCAGGAGATACAAGAATTGCCTCTGGGTTTGATCTAAACGTCCGTAGCGGTAATATTATTTTAGAAAACCCGCTTCACTGTTTTAGTGGAAGTGGGGTTATTGCTGACTATATTCGCTCTCCCGACAATATGTACGCGGGTCAATTAGACATGGGGACTATTCGGTCTTTTGTTACTATCGAAGCTAGAAGCATTGAATCTATCTGGGGAGACCCAACCGAAGCGGGAGGACATGGAGAGGAAGGCGACCCATATGATCGACCCATTAACATTATAGGTAATTTAATCCCTGACGAAGATGCTGACGGATCAGTAACTGAATATGACTGGCCCGTTGGTTATGACTTAGGTAATGGAGACTACCGATGGAAGGATTTGTATCTTAGCAGTTCTTCTTTGATCATATCTGGTTCTGGTTTTGCTGATAATTTAGTGATGTCTTTTACCCCTCAAGGGGCAATAAGTCTTTCGGGAATAAGGAACACGACTCTACTGGGCTCCGATGACGACATTGAGATTACTGAGAACAGTTTTTCCACTAATAATTTTACTATTATTAATTCCGACGAAAGCATGGATCTTGATGCTACTGGCGAGATATTTGAGTTCGTTACTCAAACGGGTAGGTTAATGGTAGTAAGGAAGGATGCCGATAGGGATATACTCGAATCAGGTTATTTAGTTACTGGATTTGTTCAAACCGGAGCTCGTGGAGAACAAGGCCCCTCTGGACTCCAAGGTCCAGCGGGTCCATCAACAGTTACAATAACCGGATCACCCACCTTAAGCTCGGTAGACATAGCTGGCATAGAGAATGTTACTATCACCCATAGCGGTGATTCTTGTCTGGTTGCAGCGCCAGAAATCTCCATACTTCAAACAGCAACAGGAGTTCTTCGCGCAGATGTAGATGCAAATGATAGCGATATTTCAGTATTACAAACAGCTACTGGTACGCTTCGTACCGATATAAATAGTAACGATACGGATATCTCTACGCTTCAAACGGCAACGGGAACACTTCGTTCCGATATCGATGGTAACGATACTGACATCTCCGTCCTTCAGACGGCAACAGGAGTTCTTCGTTCCGACATCGACAGTAACGACTCCGACATAACCATATTGCAAACCGCAACAGGAGCTCTTCGTTCCGACATCGATAGTAACGATACTGAGATCTCTGTCCTTCAGACGGCAACAGGAGCTCTTCGTTCC